TATCTATAATTTTCGTTCCTTTTAAGTCTGTAGGAAGCGCGTACTCAAATACATCATCCATTACTGGATTAGTAAGTTCCGCTATACGTATAGTTTCTTGTGGGTCTATGTCTAATAATAACTGCCTTGCTGAACGATTTATCACTCCTGATATATTAGAAATCTTATTGAGCGTAGTTCCGTGTAAAAACCCAACAAGTTCGCTTTTTAATGTTGTAATTGTCATTTAATCAGTTGCTCTTAATTTAACCGTACATGTGCCTGTTTCTAAATCGGTAAATCTTATACCAAACCATTTTATTGTTTCAGGATAGATTTTAAATATCTTGTGATATGCCGATGTGGTTTCAAAGCCAGTTGCTCCTGCTGTCCCCGTGCTACTTTCAATATCATTTACATATATTTCGTCCCATTCATTATTATAACTTTGCGTAGCAAATACATTTGGTTCTGCGTCCGATAATCCACCAACAAAATTCCAAGACGCACTAACAGTAGAACCTTGACAATCTACGCTTACTGATTTGTATTTTGCTTCCGAAACATTAATCATATCTAAATCACCATTTGTTGTATTTGGTAATTCATAAAATGTTTCACCGCCAGTGAACGCTGCTGTAATATCTATTGCTGAAGTATCTGCGCTATTTGAAGTAATTTCAAATCCCGTAGATGTTGATGCTGTCAAAACATAATAAGGATAATTTGCAGTAATTCCTGCATCATCTATTCCTCCTCCTTCAAAAAAGATTATATCTCCAGCAGACAAAGATGCAACCGTTGGTGCATCAGTTGAATATGAAATTATATCATCGTCGGTTGTTGCTGACACAGAAGAATAATTTGCTTCAAATGTATCAACTACCATTGTTGCAGATATTACTTCTGCTCCTATAGATTCAGATATTTTTTCAGGTGCAATATTTTGAACAATAATTTCGTTTTTCTTAAATAAGGATGCTGTAATTATTATTAATATACAGATTAACAATCCTATAATTATTTTTTCGTATTTTTTCATGTTATTAATTAATTAATTATTTGAGCTGACTAAACTCAGTTGCGGGAGAGGGATTTGAACCCTCGTTCTGTTGATTATGAGTCAACCGAGATAGACCACTTCTCCATCCCGCTATCTGTGGCTTTGCATAAATGGTCAGCCACGAACCAGTAACAAGTAGTTATGCTCTATTAAGTTTGGAATTTTAAACCTTATTCAGATAATGCTTCAACCCAGAACCTCCACGAGATACTTGTGCCATCATAATTTAATCCTTCAACCTTCACAACATTAGATGGGTCAATAGTTTCTAATGAACCAGATGTAACGTTGTACACCAATCCGGTAGTAACTACTCCCAAATTCGCAGAACCAGAAGTTGAACCATTGAGAATCTCGAATTCTACCATATCTCCTTGGTCACCTAAGCAATCTGCCGCTAATGTTTCGTCATCAGGAAACGATATAGATGCACCTGTTTCATCTGCATAATCAGGTTCTAATCGAATTAAGTAATTGTCGCAAATATCTGATGCCGAGAATGATGTGCTAACTGCATTTCCATAGTCCTTCACACCACCAATAATAAGTCCTCCGTCTGTTGTTAGATTGCCGCCAAATGTTACTGCTCCATCTGTCACAGTGAATGTGTATCCACTATTAATTACAACATCTGAATCAAAATTGGATGTTCCACCAAGGTTAACATTTTCCTTCTTGGCGTAATTAAGAACACAGACACCGAGAATCAGTATCAATATAATCCCAAAAACGATAGTAGTTTTTTTATTCATAGTTTTTTACTCCATCGCTGGAATTAATTATTATACAGTACCAGTGCTACCATAAATTCCAGCGTAATCTTTACAAAAGACCACTTCTCTAAAATTACATTGATAGTAATAAGTACGATTCTTCGAAACAGACCAATCGGTTAATGCAGTTTCAATACCTTGTCTGATTAATCTTGTTACGGAATGGTTTCTTGACATTAAGAACCAAGCAGTATCCGAACCTCCTGCGGCCGCACCAAGATAAGGACTTGAATATACGACTATCCCGTAATTAGAACGGAAGACATTCAAGTTATTATTAGTTGAATCCGCAATAAGAGCTGATTCGGTAACTTCAATCGCTTTCGGGAACAAAACCGACGGAACCAAGAGAATTGAAGGATTACCTCCCATAATTACTCCTGCTTGGTCTTTTTGTTCTCTTAATGATGCGATTGCTGTTTTTAATGATGCTGGGGCTAATGCCGCTGTTGCAGTATTAGATTGTGTCCCTCCACCAATTAAAGTGTGCGATGCACAAATAGCTGAACCATCTGCGGTTAATGCTGTTGTGAAAGCAAGTCTGAATAACTTAAACGCATTGTCATCTTGAGAGATTCTCGCTTTCATTGCTAAGTCACTAACCATTTTACTATACAAACCGAATTTATTGTCGTCAAAGAAATTTTTAGGGATTGTTACGCCCTTAGCGAAATCTAAGACATAAATAGTTTGTTTATTGGCAATTCCAGGCGTATCTTCTGGAACTGTACCAATCTCTCCTATTGCGTCGAATAATTGAACCCCTGCGTATATTTCATTGATATATGCAGCAAGTTCTGTCGTTTCTTGTTTGAATATTGCGGCAGTATTAGCAGTTGCTATTGATGGAGACCCATCAGCGTATTCAAATTCTGGATAGAATATTGAATCAAGCTCTGTTTGTACTGCGGCAAAATTCTGATTGCTTGTTAACATGAATTAGTTGTTCGTTAGCGTCCAGACCGAATATTAAATTTATTAGGCGTGTAAATACATTGCGTCACTTCTTACGGAAAATGCTACTTTACCAGGATGTTTCTTTATATCCAATGGTTGAATAACTAATCCATAAGTTGCACCGTCAGCTGCAAGAATTGTTTGAACTCTTGCGGCACTTGTGCTTAGAAGTACTCTATCTCCAACTAAAGCGTCATATTCTGCTTGAGTGTCCCAGGTAGCTGCTGTATCTGGATTTGCAAGAAATACCATATCTGGAGTAATGAACATAATATCAACTGTCCCAACTGCAGCAGCAGTCTCTGTTGAGTCAGATGTTGCTAATCCAGCGATATAATCCGTTCCAACAACTGGTTTAGCTGTATTTGAGGCATCCCAAGCAACAACAGAAGCATTACCAAGTGCTTTTAATACTAATTGTCCTGCTTTAATCGTAGCTGCCGCACCAGCTGCAACAGCGTGTTTTCTTGAACCTTTATAAGAAATTGGGTCAAGTAATGTAATTTCTCTACTCATATTTTTTGAGATACATATACCTTGTCTTTAATTTTTTAGATTATCGGAACAAAGTTACTTTTCTCTATTTTTAATTATATTAGCCTTAAGCGTCTCTAATCCTTTCGGATTCTTAGCGAGATTCGGAAACTTTTTGAATATCTCTGCTTTTAGTTCTTCTGTGAAGAATTCTTTCTTATCGTTGTTTCTATCTTCCGAACCAGAACCTTGTGAAGCATTTATTGGCTGAGCTTTTGACTTAAGGGCTACTTTTAATTCTCTATTCTCTTTGATAATCTTATTCATAAGTTCTTGCTCTTTCTGTCTATCCTGAACTATTTGATTATCAAGTAGTGCTATCTTAACCTTTTTATCAATTACTGCATCAACTGTTTCGCGATTTTCATCATTAATAAAGTCATCCTCAGTAATCTTGCCTCTTTCCTTTAAAAGTCCGGTTTTGTAATTATCCCGTTCTTTTTCGGTATCGGATAATTTAATCTTAAGTGCCGCCAATTCTACTTCTGTGTCAGTAGGAGCATCCTGACTATTTTTTAACTCCTCAGCTTTTTTCTCTTCCTCTATTTCTTCATCTGTTTTTGTTGAATCGATGGCAGATTCATCGACATTTTTATTTTCTTCCATACTTTTGTTAAACCAGTTTTGGGGGACTGGCCACCCTTTTAAGAATTAACCCTCGTGGCTCTCCCAGTAGACGCTAATAGACTAAGAGAGCCGCCTAAATAAACCGACATAGCGTCTAATTTACTTTATATCCTTTAATTATTTCCATTATTCTTAATTGAAGGTCTAAATTATACAAAAGAGCTTTACCCCATACTATATCATCATACACTTTAGCATTATCAAATATAGACTTCTGTGCTTGTTCTTTCAATGTATTCTGGCAAATTGCCCAAAATCTCGTTTCTTTAATAAATTGGACTTCTGCCAATAGAGATTGTGCCTCGTCTAACGTGATTTCCTTGCCTTCTATGAGAAGTTTATCGTCTTTACTGACCCTTGCTACTTGTTCGGCTACAACTGCGTTTAGAAGCGATTTTAGAAGATAATTACGAATTATTTGTTTTATTTGCATAATTTACAGTAAAACCATTCTTAAATATATTAAATATCCATTTATCTCTCCATTTATCTTCCGCGACAATTATCTTCTTGATAATATTATATCCTCCTATTGCCTTAATTAATCTCTTTTCTGCAATATTTAGATTTTTATAATGCTTAAATTTATTTTTTAACTTCATATGGGTCTAATAATTTTAAATCCAATTCCGAAAGACCTTTTTTATTCATCTCCTCCTGAATACATCCATCTATTAAATTTGAAAGACCTTCTAATAAACTAATCCCCACCACCAATTTCTCGTCTTTTATCACTTCTAGTAATCTTTTATATTCTTCATATCTTTCATTCTTAACTTCAAGAAACTTAACTAATCCGATTTCCTCAACTGTAAATGTTTGTGCTTTATTTTGGAATGCCTGACGAAGCCCTTGAACTATTGTTGCTAAGAATATCTTACTGTCCTTTACATTTTTGGTAATTTCTATCACCAATGGAACAATCTGTTCCTTGATTAACACTCTTTGGCGATTTACCTCTTGTTGATTTTCTATCGCCTTTAAAACTTCTGCCCTACTTTGTTTGTGTTTTTGTTTAAACATAGCGTCTATTTACTAAATTACTTTTTAGATTTCTTACCCAATCTCTTAACGACTTTTTTGTTTAACTTCTTCTGTTTTGCCTCGTATTCTTTTCTCGCTTGTTTTGCTTCCTCTTTCGGAAGAATACTAACTTCTGGTGTTGGCGATACAATCTTAACCGGTTCTGGTGTCATAACCTTAACGACTGCCATTTCTAACAACTCCACGATTCCAGTCTTGCTTGTAAAACCACTTCCTATATAATTTTGTAGCTTGTCTATTGTTATATCGGTTAAATCTTTATCTGAATAACCATCGCTTACGACCACGTTATTAACCACGTTAGCAAAACCACTTTTTCCAAGACCAAACACTATGGCTAATTTTTGTCTTGCTTCGCTTGGAATTTGGAGCCAATGACTGACAAAAATTTGTTCTTTGATTAATGTTCTCATATTATTGTAATTTTTGAGCAGGCATACTTTGCGGTAGGCCCTTCCCTTTATTAATTATATTCCCTAAAGGACTGCCATTTGGCTGTCCAGTTTGTAATGGATTAATTGGTTGTTTTAAAACATATTTATCAGGGTCTTTTTTTGACTTCGGATTAGTTGAAAGTAAGAAATCTTTATAAACCATCTCTTGGTCTGCTAAAGGATTATTTATTGCCCTATCGTAAGTTTCAAGATTCATTGCCTTTTCTATTTCATCCGATTGTGGATTCTTAATATCTGGATTAATTCCGCACATATACTTAAAGTTTCTAAATAATTCAGGATTAACCCTATAAAGTTCCTCTCCTTTTCCTTGTATTTTTAAAGTTTCAAACGATAATTCCATTTTCCTACTACCATTTATCTGTTCACTTGGTAATTCTGAATCAAATTTAATCTTTCTAATTTTTGTACCACTTTCAGATTGTTTATCGTGTAAGAAAAATGTCTTATACACAAGTTCAGTTGATTTCGATTCTCCACCTTCTATTTCGGCTACCTCTGCGATAGTTAGGTATTGTAAATTATCTCCTATTCTTAATTTTCCAAATTGCTTAACCCAATCAGATTTCATCTGCATAAAAAGTCCCAAAATAGTTGCCGCATTCTGTTCTATACGAGATATTTGATAAGCAGTAGTACTTCCACCTTCTTTTTGCCCTTGTTGTGTAGGACTTTGGCTTGATTCGTCTGAGCTCTCTTCAAGCATAGCCATTACTTTCATTCCTGAACTAATAGCATTTGCAGAAGATACCCTAATTGCTTCCAATCCAGCATCTTTTTCATCAAATGTTGTCACTGCACCAGGGACAATTACATTTCCTGTAATCGCATCCCCTCCCTTATTAATCATTGGAGGTATAGTATCCAGTTTAAGAGCATCGATAATTGTTGGGTAAATCTCATTAATCGCATTAGCATCACCCATCATCTTGAAAGCAAGTGATTTATAATAAAAGAACTTTGCGCTAATTAACTCATAACCTGACTTCGTGAAAGGATAAAGTTTATCTAATCGTGGGTTAGGATTATCTGCATCTGTTAAAAGAACTCCATTAACTGAGATAAGTTTTAAATCTAATGACCTATTCCAATAAATAATCTCTTCCACTTCGTAATCCTGCATCTCGGTGTCATAAACATCATAATAAGAACCATTCGCATCATTGTAGATTAATTGAATCCCTGGACTGACATATTTAAAATTATCATAAACTCCTTTGTATTTACTTTCTGCTGTTGAGTAGGAAATAATCTTTCTCCAATTCAACCAACCCTGTTTTTGAATATCTGGTTCAAAGATATTCTCTATATAAAGTTCATTAACCGGGACTATTGTGTCTTGAAATCCTGAAAGTGTTTCATCTAAAATCCTTTCTTCTTTCCATTTTCCATTTTCTTTATCAGTCTTAATCGTTCTATATACTTCACTATATTCAGAATAAGTTATTGAAGCAGGGTCGGTAAGCGCTGTTATTGTCCAGTTAAGTTGGGTCATTGGATAACCTGCTTGGTCATTTGCCCATTCCATAAGGTCTTCCATAACCCTTGCCGATTCTTCTTGCGCATTTGACTGATTATCATAGGCGAATACTTTAGGAAAGACTAATCTGGCTGTTGCGTGCGCGGCTATTGAAATGCATTTATTTCTTACAACTGGTCTAAATGCTGTACTCTTCCATTTATTAATCTCATCTCCTTCAAGTCCTTTGCCATTATTCACCTGATAAGAATTGAAACTTAGTCTGTCTACATTCTGTCTTTCTATAACTGATAAATCATTAAACTCAGTCCTTGATTTATTCATTATCCTATCCCCTAATTCAAAGTGCTTTTTCACCATTAAAAGTGCATCCTTTTCATCATCGGATGGTTGATAAGTTGAAACTTGATACTCTTCGCGAGTTTTATCCGTTTTTGGTTTTAACTCATTTAAATTAAATCTTTCTTTTGTTCTTAAATTTGACATTTATTTCGGATAATATATTACTGCTTCTTTTTTGTTAATCATTTTATCTATATGATTTTTCATTTGAAATCCTATTGCACAAGCCGTAAGTAAATCCCAATGTTGCGTTGTGTCTTCATTGAACTTCATTGTATTTAACTCTTCTTTATCGTATCTCCTCATTTCGGCCAGAATCCCAACAGAAGGAATATCTATTAATTCATCATTCACTGCGGTTGAAAGGTCAAACATCATTTTCGGCTTACTAACTAAGTTTGTGTCCCATCCCAATTTATCTTTTTCTTTATAGATATATTTTTCGGGATAAATCTCTTTTAATTTAGAAATTGTTGAATGTCCGTGATTGTTCCTTTCAGGTGCAATCAATGCCATTCCGTATTTCTTACCTCCGTTAGCCAATTCATAAGCAAATAAGTCAGGAGAGATTTTATTATTACGATATTCTGCCACTACTTTCGGCTTCTCTCCTGGTAATTGAGTAAAATCCCATACAACAGCTGTGCTTGAATCTTGACCTACTCCTTCGGCAACATCAGCGCCAATAGCATAGATATGTCTATTGTCCCATTCTTCATAATAAGTCCAGTCTCCAACTTTATTTCCTTGTTTCGGAATCAATTTACTTACCTTTGTGTTATCAAATAACTTATTTCCACTTCCCTCAAATGCTTCCCAAATAGTCGTAGGATATTCCGACTTCATTGCATTCCAATCCTTTGAAAGTGAAAGCCATTTAAAATAGTAGTAAGTTATTTCTCTATCGGTCAATTTATATTGAATCTGATAATCTTTAAAGAGTACGAAATCATTACCTTGTAAAAATACTTTAATATCTGAATCTGTAATTAAACTCAATTCTTCATCATCCCAAGTCCAGTTATAAAAATGTGCCTTAAATTGTGTTGGTGTTGTTGGCTCTCCGCGAGTCCAAGCGTCAATAAACATATCATAAAATCTTCCATCACTACCTTTCGCTGTTGATTCAATGTCTATTCTGCCTTGTAGTGGAACTGCCGGTATTGAACCCTCAAGAATTTCTTTTGCCTTATCGGGGAACTTTCTACATACTAAATCTAATTCTGAAATATGTAATCTGTTATATGTTCCCGAACGACCAGACCCTTCAACTGTTATAGAACTTATTGTCTTATCTCCGAAGTCAAATTTCAGTTGACGAGCTGAATCTGTATTAACTTTATAAAGTTCCTGTAATGGAAAGTTCTGCCAAGCCAAATCTACTTTATTTGCGAAAATGTCTTTTGCTGTATCTAAATCCTGTGCAATAAACAATCCAGAGAAGTTTCTTGTAAAGAGCGTATCGTCAAACATATCTATTGCTTCATCTGTTGTAAATCCAAGCTGACGACTTTTCAAAATTATATTTCGTGTGTGTTTGTTTTTATTAAAATCTTCTTGCGCACGATTTCTTTTAAATTTAATGAGCTTTGAATGCTTATCTTTAATCTTATATAAATGGTTTATTCGCCATTCTTTTGAAGCTAAGCGTCTATCTGTCATAAATTATTCTTTTTCTAACTCCTCCAAAACCTTTGATATATTAAAATCTCCCCTAACGTCTAATTTTTGTGCTGGCATTCCATCTAAGTAATTCCATATTAATCTTTGAATGGTTGAATCTCCATCTATGATTGCCTTTTTTAAAATGCTCTTAATAAAAGCTTCTTCGTAAGTATATTCTTTTCCATCTGCGATTTTCTCAAGAGCTTCACGAACTTTCGTTGTAAACGATTTGCTCCCCTTCTCCTTTCCGCCTATCTTAATATGCCCATCCTTAAATGTTCCGTCCGAGTTCCTTTCCACGATGTTTCCACTATCTTGTGGTATTTCATTCATATTTTTATTGCCTTATTCCCAGTATAATCTTCGTAGCGTTTTATAATCACATCTACATATTTTGGGTCAATCTCCATTCCATAGCAGATTCTATTTGTTTTCTCGCAAGCGATTAAAGTTGATCCAGAGCCGAGAAATAAATCTAATACAACGTCATCTTCTTTGCTTGCGTGTCTTATCGGCTTTTCTAACAATTCTATTGGCTTGGCGGTGCTATGGTCTTT